ACAAAAGATGTAGATGGTTTGCTTCCTATATACGGCATGATCTATCCTATGTGCTAATTTCTTGAACGTAGCTTACAATTACATCTAATGATGACGCTGTATCGCTTTGAAAAAATAATCTATCGCCAGCTAGTATGTTTAACCGAGCATCGTAAGCAAAAGCAGATCCACGAGGTAAGGCCATATTCTTTACAATATGAAATTTTGTATTATCACTTGGATCATCGTCTGCGCTTGCCACAACAAATACAGAAACTTCAATCGTGTTATCAGTAATATTAGCCATGTTAATTGACTTTACAAAATGAAACCCAGTAGGAAAGTTTGATCCGTTTGGTATATCAGCTACTGCCGTTCCTATTGCTGCCAGCTTTATTTGTTTAAAGTTTTGTGCCATTTTTTACTCCTAAAGTGCAATCGCCATAGCAATGGCAAATCCTTTTTCAGCAAAACTGCTAGTATCAGTAGCTTCTATGTTTGCCCAGGACGTTCCGTTATAAAATCTCAGCTTGTTTTCTGATGTTGAAAAATAAAGATCTCCAGCTGACAACGTTCCACCAGCATTTGCGTGTCCAGTTTGTGCAGCTGAATCACTTGCATATGCTCCGTAATACTTTTCATCAAACGTAGCTACACTATTCGCAGCTTGATTTGCCCAATACTTAGCTGAATATCCTACGTTATCTACTGTGCCTCCAGTATATTGCGCCCAATCTTTAGCTGATCCACCATTAGCCTGATTACGCCTTTGATCGCCAATCGCATATTCTTTTGCTGAATATTCCGAACCATCACAAGTGCCTTGAACGTAAGTTGCCCATTCTTTAGAAGATCCCTTACCAGATGTTCGCATATTGTAATTTGTTTCATCGCCACCAATCGCCCAGGATTTTGCAGAGTCATCTGATGTGCCAGTAACCAAAGAGTCTGTTTCTGTAGCATAATTTATAGCTGTATCTCTTGCGCTTTCAGATAATCCCTTGGCTGTTTCACTTGCAGTCTTAGCTGTTTCTGCATCATTTTTATGTGATAACGCCTCGCCAGCTTTTGTAGTCGCTATCCCAGCTTGCGTTGTCGCAGTTCCAGCTTGCGTAGTTGCAATACCAGCTTGCGTTGTGGCCGTGCCAGCTTGTGTGGTTGCAATGCCAGCTTGCGTAGTTGCCGTTCCAGCATCTGTACTTGCTGTGCCAGCATCTGTGCTTGCAGAAGATGCGCTTCCAGCAGCAGCAGTTTGACTAGCTAAAGCAGCAGCAGCGCTATTAGATGCAGCCGTTGCAAAACCTGATGCGTTACTAGCTGAAGTTGCAGCTGCTTGTTTTGAGGATTCCGTTGCAACATTAGCACCCCAAACAATGACATTTTCATTACCTGATACGGAGGGCGTACTAGGGGGAGTCGCTAACGTAAGAGTTGTACCAGATAATGTATAGTCATCATTTGGATTTCGTAACGCACCATTTACGAAAACTAAAAAATCTGTCGTTGAAGAATATGAATACGATAATGTAAATTGTGTTTGTGAGCCAGTTCCCTCAAACTTGTCTACAGCTGATCCTGATGTGTTGATTGCAGCATTGGCAAGCAATATCCACTTACCAGCTGTTAGGTCTGTGGCAAACACAGTTCCTGATGTATGAGCGACTGTAGCTAAATATGTCGCATCATTAAAATTAACAAGCGTTCCAGCTGTGTAAGATTGTGATGCAGACCATGTGCCTGATACTGTATATCCTGATAATCCAATTAAAGCTAAAGCATCTGTATCAAAAGAGTTTTTGTGTACTGACTGATTAGCCAGCTTACCATCATCTCTTTGTATCAAAGCTATGTTTGCATTAACACCATCTAAATTTGTTTTTACGCTATTTAGCTCGTTGTCTACTTGAACACCTGGTAATGGATCTGACGGAGAAGTTGTGGCAAAATCATTGAAGTTGTATTGCCGTGTGTACGCCGTTGGTTGTGCCATATAAAGTACCCCACAATTCGTATTGTTGAAATCAGTTTATCTTTTCTTTCAACAACATTCAAGTAGTTGCAAGATTGATTTTTTCAGAAAATTTGTATGGGAGGTCATGATAATATACCAGGCGCTACGGCGAACACCCCAAGGGGGTGGGCTGACTATATAATATTCGAGGCAAAAAATCATTAATAGTGCAAAACAAACTATTTAAACCTTATATGTTCTGTAGGTTTGCTGGCTTAGTTGTGTTGCTATTAGTTAATTGGTTTAGCCATTTTTGATCTTTGCTCTTCCCAATTGTCAATCAGTCTGGTCAATTGTTCAGGCGTTAACTCTGATAAATCTTTATTACTATCGTGATCTATTGCATTCTTGCCAATGTCGCCAGCCAATTCTAATGCAGTTCTACTTGCTGAAACTCTTGCTGATGCTGGAACGTCAGGATCAATCATAATTTCTTTTAAAGTATTTACGGCAATTGTGGCGAGGTCGGTTGAATAAAGCCTTTGTCTTTCTTGCCGAATTAGATTTATTACGGCTGGATTCCTAGTTAACTTGTAAGCTGTTTCTTTAGGATATGAATAACCAGCCATTCTACAAGCCTCAGTAGGATTTTTATTCTCGGCTACTAAGTAATGTATAAAGTTTTGTTGCTTACTTGTTAAATCGCTTTTTTTAATCTCATTCATTGCAGAAATTCCTAATTATTTTTTTAGTGCTGCTTAAATATATTTTAATACAAAATAAATTTGATTTATATGCAGAAATAATTTACGATGTTGATTAAAGTTGATCGCATGAATCAACATAACTTTAAAAGGAGCGACAATATGCAAGGAAACTTAAAAAATTTAATTCCTTTATCTGTAATTGTAACAATATCAATTTGTTTGGTGTTGCTTAAAAACATAGTTCAGGAGTTTAACGAATATTACGGCTATTATGATATAGGCTTATTTATATTAGTTCAGTTTATTCTAACTTTTAATATTTACCTTACATTTAAATTAAATTCAGGAGGTAGATAATGGATAGCCTTAACAATAATATTTCTAAATGTCTTAATACAATTGATATTGAGGATTTGATACCAGCTGAAAAAAAGATCAGCTGGACTGAAGCCGTGCAGATCCTAGATCCATTAATTCACAAGGAAGTTTCAGAACTTGACGAAATAGGGCGTAAATTCGCAAGCAAAAGATTTGCCCAAGCTTGGCTTACTATGTTGCGAGGTCATTAATTATGAGTAAAAGAACTTGGGAAATATCTTGGTTTGTTTGGAACAATGGAAAAGGCGTTAAGACTAAAAGCGTTTTTAAAACTGTTAATACTTCTGATTATATAGATCGAGATTCAGAAAAATCTGAATTAATAGAGCAAGTACGAACTGAGTATAATTTAAATTCTCAAAAAATTGTAATGATAAATCAGGCTTACGCTTGGGATAAAATGAACATTTGTCCTAATACAAAAGCCACAACTTATAAATACAAATAGCCGAAACATTGCCAGCAGTAATGCTGGCTTTGTCTATTTAAGGTGTTTCTTAAATACTGATGATGGCAGACACTATCAAACAAGGAGCGACAAAATGAATAAAAAACTTATTAACGCAGTTATAGAAAATCTTGGTTATGATGATCTTAATGATCCTGATTGTATCGAAGATTTAAGAAACATTACTAATTATGGCATAGATTGTGGCTATGGTGGTTTTGTTTACTATTCAGAAACAACAAGTTTTTTTAATGAAAATAGAAAAGAGATTATCGAGCTTGTAAAAGAAATGTCTTTTTCTCTTGGCGAGGGAATGATTGAACTAGTAGCTAGTTTCAATTGTTTAAAAAATATGGACGTTACATATGACGAAATAGGCAACGTTTTATTTTGTGTAGAAACTGATAATCGTAATGAAAAAATGATTATCAAAAACGCCTTATCTTGGTTTGCTGGGGAAGAAGTAGCTAGACATTTAATTGACCAGCTGGAGGACGCTTAAAATGGCTAATAAAGACTATTCAGATAATTATTATACAGATCCAGCAAAGACACACCCTGATATAGTTTTAGACGTTCCCATTCCTCATGAATGGGAAAGTCATAGCTATAAAAATGATGTTTGCCCAAGCTTTGCTTATAAAGGTTTACAAATATTTATTTGTGATGAAGAAACAAAAAAACTTGAGGGATTGCATTTTAAATATGTCGTCATGTTTGAGGAAGATTATGGCTGTGGTTATGATAGTTTATTAAATTCCGATGATTGGAATGAAGTTTTAGATTATGTTAATAACCACCAGCCTTTTAAAAATATAGAGCAACGAATTAGAAAAGATCATTTAGATTTTACGCTTGCTCAAATTTTTATTGATAAAGTTCAACAAGATGACGAACCAGCAAAATATATAAATAGATTAGCTGAAAAGTATATAAACGCCGATCAAAAATATTTTGATCTTGAAGCTGAACATTTTAAACAAATTGTTAATTTTGTTTGCACTTCATTATGTGGTTATGAAATGGAAAGCATTTTAAAAACTGCTGAACAATCATTACGAAAAAACAACTAGCCGAAACATTGCCAGCAGTAATGCTGGCTTTGTCTAATTGGATTTGGTTTTCCAATTACTGATGATGGCAGAACCATTTAATAAAAACTTTTAGGAGCGACAATATGAAAGTTTTAATAGGTTGTGAAACCTCTGGAATCGTTAGGAGAGCGTTTTTATCAAAAGGTCATGATGTATGGTCTTGCGATGTTTTGCCCTCTGACGATGCTTCAAATCGCC